TCATGCAAAGCTCCGGGCCAGCTTGTAGAAACCGATGGCGTTCGCAAAGACCGGCTCTGCGACTGTCACGTGACTGCCCTCCTGCAGCACCGGCTGCATCAGTTCAGCTGCCCTGTAATGAGTCAGGATGAATGGATATAACTCCGATGCTATCCCTCCACACAGCAGGACCTTATCATTCCGGTGCCATTTTAGGCGGGACGTGCTTCGAGCAATCCCCCGGGCGACCGCGGCCAAGTCGTCTTTATTGCTGACCGTCTCCATTCCAAAGTTGAACGTGTCGCTAGCATTGTTAATGTACCGCTTATCGATGATGGTCGCCGCGTTGACTGTACCACTACCGACGTCGATGATACGCACTGTCCCATTGTCGGGAGCCGCCCAGAATGCCCCTGACCCTTCTGCAGCAATGCCAACATCAGTGATGGTGATAGCTGTTTCATAGCCGTTGACGGTCAAGTTGTGCGTTCCTGTGAGCATCTGCTGAATGGCTGCTTTTTCCTCTGGCTTGTGGGACACGATCGGCTGCCCCGTAACGACTGCAACTTCTGAAATATCGATGCCATACTTTTGCCCGTACCGGTAAATGGCGAGCAGCACTCGAATCTTGGTATCCTCGTGCGCCTTGGTGTCGCCGTACATTCCAGTTCCTCCGAACTCGTCTTCGTAAACTGCGATCGAACCGGCGAATCCTCTGCGCCCGTCAATTTCAAACTCCATGTCATCTGTGCCGTGCGACTCTACAATATCACGCTCGAACCAATCACAGATTGCCGTACGATACGAATCCATCCCATACGGTCCAGCGACCTTTGCTTTGTGGTTGCCCGCGTCGATTCCTAAAATCAGTTTACTCATGATGTAGCCCTCCCTGTATTACGCAGGTAATATTTCCGGCCCCTGCCGGCTGCTGTGTATTGCGTTGGTAATACATCCTACTGCAGCCGGGTATAAAATATTCCCGGCCGGGACAGATTACTCGAAAAGGAGTGATCGGCATGAGTAAGAAGGAAACAGCAGCAGCTATCATCAAGAACGCCAACAAATACGGCATTCCCCTGAAGAAAAAGAAGAAACCGAAGAAGTGAGCATACCCCCTTCCCTGGTCTCGTATACTGATATCCCTGGTACACAAAGTCACTGTACTAAGGGTAAATCGTGATTTTAGGAGGAGAACCGGTGGGGGAGAGGAAGCAGAGGAGCGATAAGAAGCGGGATATCAAACCGACTGTCGCCCTTGAACTGCGCGACTGCATCTATCGCCTGGCTTTTATCACGGATACGCCGATTAAAGACGTCATCGAAGCGATTCTGCTGGATGGCTCGAAACGGCAGAAACCGATGAATCACCTGTCACAGTATTTTCTGCGCGACATCCGCATTGGGCGGACTTTGTATCTTGGTGATCCGGATCGTATACCACTCGGCCGCCGCGGCACGACCGGCAAAACATTTCGACTGTCCACACGGGTGACGCAGCATATGTACAGAGAGATGGAAAGCATCGCGTATGTGATGGGTTGTTCCGTTTCCCGAGCGACGGCCCTGCTGATCGATGCGACTATCCGGGACGTCGACTTTGTAAACGACTTCGTGCGGCAATACCTGGAGCGTCACGTGGACGAGGAGCGGATGCGAGAACTGAAGAAGGTGCTGAAGTACATCAACGCAGAAAACCCGTACAGCGAGCGGATCTCCTATGCGGCCCTGCTCTCGTATCTCGTGGATGAAGTGCGGGTCGGCGCGGAGAAGGTGCAGGATACGGTTTCGTCATTTGTGATTCATCACTGGAACAAATAAAAAAAGCCCTCCCGTCCGCAATGGATAGGAGGGCTTTTCATCCCCTGAATGTTAAAGTCTCGCCAGACCCACTCGGGGACGTCATAAGCTACTAACTGAAAACGATAGCTGTGGGTGAGGATCCCACACAACTAGTATATCCTGTCAGAAATATAAGTCAATTACTTTTCGAACTCTTTGGCAGCTTTCCGCGCGACATAACTGAGCGTCAAGTCATAAGCCTGTCTGCGCGTCATTGTGGATGCCTTGTCGGAGTGATCCACCTCAAACACGCCGGTCTGGTGAGCGCACCTGAGCAGATTTGCCATGTCTTTTTGCTGGGTTAACGGAAGTCGTTGATCCAATTCGTCCATCTCCTTTTCGGGTGGTGTAGGTTTGGGTGCTGGTGCTGGTGCTGGCGTCGGCTTCGGTTTAGCGGCCGTCTGCGCCTGTTTCTCGGCCACTGTTTTGTCCAGCGCAGTCATAGTAGCCGGACCAGCTGATCCGTCGACTTCCAAGCCTTTGCGGCTCTGAAAGATACGGACGGCTCTTTCGGTCGCGGGGCCGAAGTAGCTATCCACATCGACCGGGATGCCGACGGTGTTGAGTGATTCTTGCAGCGCTTTGACATCCGGGTCCTGGTAGTAACTGAGCGGGTTGACCTCGTTGCTGTACGACGCGTTCCAGCCGCCCTTGTGCAACTCAAAGTGCAGATGTTGCCCTGTTGAACCGCCTGTGTTGCCCATATAGCCAATGATCTGCCCCTGCTTGACGGTTTGACCGGCACGGACCGTATAGCGTGCCAGATGGGCGTACAGGCTTTCCCAGCCGCCGGCATGCTTGATGGTGACGACATTGCCATAGCTGCCGCCTAAACCGTCGGAGCGTGCCCACCGGACGGTGCCATCTGCGGTCGCCAGAACAGGTACCGTGCCGGCCTTTGCGATGTCGATGCCGTGATGGCCGGCCATCTTACCGGTGATTGGATGTTTGCGACGGCCGTAGAAGCTAGTGAGTCTACCTTCTGCCGGTTTAATAAATTGTGCCATGATCACTTATCCCCTTTCTGCTTTTCCTTCTTCAATTCCGTGTGGAGAATCTCGTTTTCCTTCAATAACTCGACTTTATCGATCCGGTCCATTTCCGGATTGCGAGCCAACCGCTTTTCTTTTCCGTCCGGATCCTTGTGAAGTTTTTCAAGTGCGTTATATAAAATCGGCGGGATCGGCAGCCCAAGTTGTGCGCAGTTTTCCAAGATGCTGATTCCTTCATTGACAATAAAAAAAGACGTGACCCCAAGGATTAAAATTCCCTTGCTGTCCTGTCCTACCGACATGAGCATGTATTCGATGGCGCCGGCCATCCCAATCAGCAGGATGGATGCAAACTTTTTCACGATACCTGCAGCACCGATCGTACTGTTAATGCTCTTGGTCAGAAACGACCGCAGCACCCCAGTGATCATATCTATGAGCATTAAAAAAACGAGGACGACGAGCGCCTCGTTGATGACATCGAGCATAAACATGGTGAAGCTGGCGACCAATGCGCCGACGGATTTAAGACCTGTCACCTGCAAACGCGTCACCTTCCTCAACTCCCTTCATTGTTGCCACTCCCCTTTTGATTAATCTCTTTCTTTTCATATAAGCTTTCTAATTCTTCCTTATTACATTTGTAATCCAATAGGCCATAGACAATACCTGTTAAGAAAAAAAGGCTTAAAAGGAAAATTAGATATAGTATTAATTGCAAAAACTTCGATGTATTAAAAATTGCCCAACCACTTGCTATAAATATTGTTAGCGAAACTATGATAAGCCATTTTCCAAGTTTACCATTATAAAAATCCTTAAGTTGCTTGTTTTCCTTAAATTTCTTTAAGTACCTTTTCCCCTTAACGTTTGATACGAATTCAGATGTTTTTCCTTTCTCTACTAGTAATGTGTCCTTTCCGCTTAACTTCAAAACACGATATATTTCATTTTCGTTTTCATCCACAATATAGTAATCAAACTTCAATGTGAAGGTGTAAACAATTTTCCTGAAAACCCAATCACAACCAGTTGCTAATATGACGGCTAACACAACGTTTACCAATAATAAAATTTCATAGCTAAAAGTCTTATTAATTTTTCCAAAGAAAATAATTAGCAAAGTTGCTATTATTCCGCATACAAGACCTAATAAAATATTTTTCGTGGCGAATATTTGAAATTTTTTATAGTTATTCATTATTTTCTTTTCTAAATCTGTAAGCTCCCAATTATCAACCGCAGTTTTCACCACTAACCCTGCTACAGGTATTACAGATAAAACATAAGACCACTTACTAATATCCATTATAATCCCCCTTGTCAGTCAAATTTCGACACCAACGAGGGATATCCTTCTTATTTCCCGCAACTTTTTACACACTCACCTCACAATCTCGTTCCGCACCCCGGCTAACTCCTCCTTAATCTTCGAGATCAACGTCGGACGGCTATTGTCGAATGTCAGCTCAATCCCCGTCTTGCCCGGTTCATAAATCTCCTTGACCTCCGTGATTCGTGCATCCATCGTGACGCCCCATTCTTTGTTTTGAAGGGTTATCATGTCGCCCAGGTCGTAGTCCTTACCGTACACCAGACGGGAGACAGGCAGCGCCTGGCCTTCCAGGTAGATTTCCTGCTGATGCTCGGCCAGCTTCTGATTGCCACGGTTGATCAGATCAGCTTCAATCTCAGTCGGCGGCCGCGGTACCGAATCACCTTCTTCCGGCTGCGTCTCTTCTTCCACGTCCCGGGCATCGACGAACAGCTCGTACCGGTCCAGGCCGGCGCTGTCTCCAATATGGACGATACGACGGTCGACGCCTTCACCCTGACCTGCGACGATGGCCGCGTTTTGATAGTCCAGATCGGATTCAACATACGACAGACTTTGCAACGTTCCGAATTCCGGAGAGAAGATGGCAGGAGGTATGAGCGCCTGGCCGGCTGTCCTGTTCTTGCCCTCCTCCACACGGAAGACGAACTGCTTGCCGACCGGATCAATCTCCACATTCCAACCGAGACCTGACAGCGTACTGATCTCCGTCAGCTCCTCAGATAAATTTTTGTATCGGGATTGCCAGTTGACGCTTTCGCCACGAAGCTGATTCTCTTCCAGGACGAGATCAGGAATCTTTCGACTGGCATCTACAGGAGCGATGGCATTGTTGGTGACGTAATGCCGCATGACCGTCTCCGCGTCAGCCTGCTTGTTGTCGTAGGCTGTGTGTGCCGGCGGGTAGGTAATGCGTTGGGCGAGCCAGGACTTGAGCGATGGAGCACGAATGATCCAGTTTTCTGTCGCCTTCCCGTTTTCATCTAATTCGATTTCTTTGTGACGGATGACAAAGCCCTGATCCAGTCGGTTGTGTGGAAAAATGATTCGATTCCGGATAAGCTTGTCGACATTCGGCAGGTATCGGTTGATGCGTAACTCGATCGATCCGATGCCATGCCAGGAGCGGGTCAGCTGCAGGGAGCTGTATTTCTTGATTTCACCGAGCGGACGGAAATCGTCCGTCATGATTCGGATGGGGAGCATGGGATCACCTCTTTTTCTGTGGAACTAAAAAGAACGCCCCGGAGGACGTTCAATTCGATTCTAACTTTCCAAGAATAAACCCATCTACAGATGACAACTTTCCTCTCCATACTGGAGCACTCATATTGAGAGGATGAAATTGTACATTCTTTAGATGAATGAAATTTGGTTCTGGTTCTTCTTGGTCCTCTTCAGACTTTTCTTTTTGTAATCCTTCCAAAGCATATTCAAATGAATCGCCGATAGTTTTTCCTAAATCTGATTGTCCGTTATTTGCACTTCTAAAGGACTCTGACAATTCTTTCAGGTATTCTGTGCGTCCAATTATTTCTCCAACGATAATTTGACCTTGCACGTTTAAAGTGATGCCAAAGGAAACGGCGTCGAATTTGTTACACATAGAAACAAATATACCTAGAAGATTATCATTTTTACTTTCTGTCATAATCCATTACACCTCCCCTCCACCTTCCATTATTCGACAAAGGCAGAGGAAGTCCTTCTTTTGCTTACGTACGCATTATCGTCCAACAGCGACATTAAGGCATAAAAAATACACCTTACTCTGCAGGTGCTTCTTCTTTCTTCGTACAGGCGATGGTCTGCTGGTATTCCTCTTCCGTGATATAGCCGTTTACAAGCGCCCGATCGATCTGTTCCAACGTGTAATTTTCGGCTGCATATTCCTTCGCCGCTTCGTGATAATCTGCGACCACCGTCTCGAACTTTCTTGTCCCGTGGATATACACACATACTGCATACTGTCTAACCAACATTTGAATGACTGCCATTTTACATTCCTCCCAGTAGGATAGTTTCCATCAATTCTAAGACCGTGGAGTCGGTTGTTGCTTGGGCAACTTTTAACTCTTCGACTTCCTCGCTCAATGGTTTTTGATAGACGGGGGGCGCGTCGGGTACATTTGCGTCCGGATAACTGAATTCCAGTGTGCGGGTTTCCGGGTTGACGCGGTAGCCGTCGCATTCTGCGAAGTCTTGGGCGTACTCACCGAATTCGAGTTCGATATAGTTGTAAGTGTCGCGGACCCGTGAGTGCAGCGCGTGGTAGGATTGAACTTCTTGTTCGACGCTTGTCGGGATGACGGAGCCTTGCCGTTCGCCGGTATCGACGAGGGTGTTACCTGTTGCAATTTCGTAGTAGATTCTTCGTCCGATTTTCACTATTTCTTCTCCTCCTATGCAATTAGTCTCCAAAAGCAACCCATCTTATGTTGTAATACTCACCGACTGCAGGTTTGTCAATGGGCAGATTAGCGATTTTTGTATTTTGAAATGTAGGTAGTGATTGCCAACTTTTATATGACGCTCCATCATAAAAAGAAAACCAAGAGGCACTTTTGTCGGCGTCCATAATCCAGGTTTTTTCTCTCGAGTTAGCGCTACCTACCCCGGAGCGTATTTTACCAATTGCCGAGATGACAAAGTAATATACATCGGTAGGGAGGAAATCAAGTCCAGCTATGTCGAAACTGTAATTAACTGAATTGGTTATCCTAACTTCTCCAGCCGCCCACTTCTTCCCCATAACCAAATTCCCAACCAGCGTCTGCAACGAATCAGCGCCCGACGAACCATCATCCATCTTCGTTGCTAATTCATTTTTCGACTGCTGTATCAAGCTAACAAGTATCGCCATCGTATCATCAGCCGTTGCAGGAGTACCAATCACACTGGCTAAATCAGCTTTGGCGTTGATGCCTTCCATCGTCTGGAGAGCTGATATAATATCGCTCATTTTTGCTGTATTGTCTAAAGGCATGTGTTGACCTCCTTTCTATTCGAATGCAATCCAATTTATAAGAGCGGAAGGGTTATCTCTTCTTGTGACCCCCGTGAATCCATCGTCTGCGAAATAGACACCTGGCAGTATAACAGCCCCTGTATCATTCGTTGAGAAGTTTATTCCTCCCTCTAGCCCCATATAGTAAGCCTCTTGTCGAACACCGATAAAAGCATTCCGATAAGGGCCGCCATCTAAATACCTACCCATCACAACCGATGGTTTAAATCCTAGAGAGGCAATGACAATCATTCCATTCGAATTGCCTCGTATACTTCCGCTTGCCCATTTTTTCCCCGTCTTGATATTCGGCACTTGCGCCAATATATCAGCCCATGCCGCACTAGCAGGGAGATTAATTCCGCCATCTAAATCAACAGCATTCACTTCATTCACAAACTGAGTCTTCAAATCACTCTCATTCCGCTCAGTTTCATTGACAATCTCAATCAATGCTTGTTTATCAGTCCCCGAAATCCCCCTATTCCGCAGAATAAAAAAACTCGCGTCAGCTACCACCTCCACGAATCCTTTTTCAAGCTGGGTGATCGGGTTGCCCTCCACATCGATGAGGGGCTTGCTTGTTGCCCCATTATCGGTTGAAATTGTGATGTCACCGGACAAGTCGGCAGCCATTTTAAAGAACAGCCGGTTAGTGTCGGACAGCTTGTTGATGCGAATCTGCGATCCGACGATTGACGGAATTTGGTACATATAATCAGCTAGATGACCATCGAGCTTGTTGTCAGACCGTGAAAGAGCATCGTTCATGATGTTAATCTGGTTCTGCAAACTCAGTGCCACATTCCGGTCAAGCTGCTCTTTGAGACCATTAAACCATGTCATGAAATCAGACTCAAACTGTGTCAACTTAGCTTGTAACTTTCCAGAATACGAATCAAACAGCCCTTGCGCATTGGTTTCGTGAGCTTGTAATGCTGTCTGTAAAGCGTCCTCCGCAATGGCTACAGCCTGCAGATAATCAGTCAATCCTCTGTCAGCTTCGATTCTCAATTCTACAATTCGAGCATTGATCCAATTCTGCAACTGGTCACTAGGGATGGAGATAAGCGAGTAAACTAATCCGCATAAATGCTCATCGAGCCGCTCGTCCACAATATCGCTCGCAAGCAATTGGACGGTATTTTTACGGACCCGTATTTGCCCTAGTGATAGTTCATAGATAAACTGATCGCGCTGTAAGGTTGGAGCTACTGGAGATGAAGATGACTCCCCTTCTTTCACGAACAGACGAATATGACGACTCTGATTCCGCAGGTCAAGCCGCAGCACAATCCGGTCAATTCGGTCCATCGTCGGTTCTGGAATTGAATGTGTCAATGTCCGAGGTGTCGTATTTTCATACAAATGTCCTTTGATTAATGCGGTACCCGGTGTGACAACGGTATTCATGGTGCCAGGTTCAACCGACAAGACCAGATTCGGATTCTTGTCTACATGCAGGAGACCCGATGATAACACGCTCCCGAAGTAGTCCGCGAAATCCGACTCAACATATTCCCGATCGTAGACGCCGGGCGCCGTCTCCACAGCATTGAAAAACAGAAAACGTTCCATTGTACCTCTCCTTTTCAAATCGCGTTATAAAGCTTGTTATAGCTGATATTGACGACCGCACCTTGAATGTCACTGTCGGCTGTATATTCGATGTCATTCTCACCGATCTGCAGCCGGAAGAACGTACTGGCTAGATCGATCCAGGGGAAGACGTTCCGGCGTTCCCCGGCTTCGTCGAGGAAGTAGACGGAAGAGTCACCGGTGTCGATCAGCATACGCTCCCCTTCAGCCAGCTCCTGGTTGATTCGGATGAACTCGCCTGTCGTATTGTTGATGATTTTCGGATTGACGGCAGGGCCGAAAAACTCAACGAGCAGCGGAGCCGGGGCATCGCCGTCATTGGTAATCGTCCGACGATCGCGTTGGATGCCCATGATAAATGGTCCGCGGATCGGGAAACGGAAGCGCGGCTCGAACGCCGGCTCCTCCGTCACCGTCAGGCTGCGCCAGTAGGGATCCGGTGCCATCAGATCAACCGTGACTGTCTGCATCCGGCCGATGGCGTCTGTTCCTTCATCCGGAAATGCAGGAACATGTTCTGGCACACATCGCAGCCAGTATTCCTCTCCATCGTGAATGAAAGAGAGGACGCCGCGGATTTTCGGTGCGAACACCCGGCCGACATGCCGCCGGAGGGTAGCCAGGTCGCTATATTGTTCTCCACGGATCAAGAACACGATTCTCGGATATCTCTCCTGCAGCACCGAATCTATATGAGTGCTGCCATCCTGATAAGGAGATTTTTGCGTTTGTACGTCCGCGTCGACTTCTCCGAACCCTTCTAACTCAATAACTTTGTAGGCATCCGACCCGAACAGAATGGAGTCGCCGCGATCATTGGTATATTTCAAACCGTAGAACATTTAACCCCTCCATTCTGCAACCATGTCTTGTGATTGCCGTTTCAGTAGTCGAGCATTATCAGATGGCGAAGTAGGTTGTGGACTGTGAATGTTCACAATCTGATGGAAGTCTCCGCGTGCCCCTGTGGCACCCGAGACACTGTTCATTTTGCTTCTTGACCGGACGGTTACACCCTCGAAGTCTGGCACGCTCAATCCGCCGACGTCCGGCTTCATCCAATCAGCAGATTCGACTGCCATCGCAAGCACACGGGACTTCATAGCCTGCATTCCTTCGATCCATCCAAGCATCATGTTCTTGCCGATCATGTCCCGCATCCATCGAGAAGGACTGTGGATATCGAGCGCAGACTGCATAGCCGCCTTGATGGCATTCGCAATTTCGGTAGCCTTAGCGATCAACGGCCCCTGCATGCTTGCCAAACCTTCCAAGAGGTTTTTACCGGCATTCACCCCTACTTGATTCAAGGAGCCGAATTCTTCATCAGTCTTCTGAGTCAGAGTGGCAATTTTATCTGTCCATTCTTTCGTCAAACCATCCAATTCCGCATTAGCCGTTTGACGGAGTTCATCAATTCGTTTAGCTGTGTCATCCTTCATGCCCTTCAGCTCATTTTCAGCTTGCAGACGGGCTAGCCTTGCCTTTTCCTTATAAAGATTGGAGTACTCGGTTAACTGCTGATCAGTCATGGAATTAAGCGCAAGAAGTTCCGGCAAAGCTTTCGGACCCATTTCGCGAAGCTCTTCGAGGAGTTCGATGTCAATCGGCTTCCCGGCTAACAGCTCAATTTGCTCCTGCCAGGTCTTGAATCCGTCGACTTGTCCTTTCAGATTTCCGAGTAATTCATCGCCGGATTTTTCGACGTTAGTATTAAAGGCATCGAAGAGACCAGCGAATGAGTTGAGTGCTTTTGCCCGATTCCCCACTTCATTTTCATAGGCCTGTGTAAGGGACTCTTCACTTTTCTTCAAATCGTCGTTGATGGCTTTTATTTTGTTGGCGTACTCGCCATTCACTTTTACAATTTCATCATTAATGATTTTGAGCTGCTTTTCATATTCTTTCTGGGCTTCGATTTTGGCCGAGGTGCCAGCCGCAAATGTCTTCACGGCTTCATCCCAAATTCTCGCTTCGTCTAGCGCGCTGATCTCTTCTTCTTTCTTTTTGTCCGCTAAGAAAGATTTCAGCTGAGACAAGCGATTGGCGTTATCCTGTTCAAGGATGCTGGCGATCGTCCTGCCGGTTTGAATTCTCAATCTCTCGATCGCTTCGGCAGAATTCCGTTCCAACTCCAAAATTTGATTCTTTTCACCAGCTGTCAGTTCCCGCTCATAAATACTTGCTACTCTACGGATATGTGCAATATCGGCATTGTAGTTTTCTCTAATTTTGATGGAATCAGCAGCAAATTCTTTCTCTAGCTTTTTCACATGTTCATTGGTTTCCGATGTGCCACGGGTGATAATTTCCCTGGCTTCTGACACGATTTTCGAGGTAACCTTATTAACTGCCGAGTACGCTTTTTGGCTAGAGTCCATGATACCAATCGACAAACCTTCCGTAATAAAGCTGCCGATACTCATGAAGACACGAGATGGCGAATGAATATCCAGCGCACTTTTTACAGTTTCACTGACCGTATCCGCAAGTTCTTTGGCGACTGCCTGCAGGTCTGGATGCATCGACTGGATTCCTGCGATCAGCCCTTTAACCGCATCCACACCGATCTTCTTCAGCGAAGACAACTCTGTGGATGTGTTATTAGAAAGACTCTTCAACTCTTTCTGCCAATCAGACTGAAGAGCAGCAAGTTCTTTATTTGCCGCTTCACGCAATGCCGAGATTTGCTTTTCCGTATCCTCTTTCATGCCGATCAATTCAGCCTCTGCTTGTTTACGAGCAAGAGCAGACTTTTCACGATACAATGACGAATATTTGGTCAGCTGCTCATCTGACATGGAGTTGAGCGCTAGAAGTTCACCGAGTGCTTTAGGACCCATCGCTTTCAATTCCGCGAGCAACCCGTCATCAATGGCACGCTTGGCCAACTTCTCGATTTCGCTCTGCCACTTCTTGAATCCATCCACCTGGTTCGTCAGGTTGTCGAGTAGCACGGCCCCTGATTTATCCGTCTTGATGTCGAATTCATCAAACATACCGGCGAAATTCTTCAGAGCGTCGGTTCGAGATTGAAGAGAATCCTGATATTTTTTCGTCAGGTCTTCTTCAGATTTCTGGAAGTCATCATTAATTTTTTGCATGGCGCTTGCATACTTGCTATTCACTGTCGTGATCTCTTTATTGACTTCATCAAGTGCCTTGGCATATGCCTTTTGAGACTCCACCTTTTCTTTGGTTCCGGCAGTAAAGGTATCAACTGCCTTTTGCCAGATGAGGGCTTCATCGACAATAGACAACTGCTCCATAGATTTTTTATCTTCGATGAATAACTTGACTGCATCCAGTCGCTTCTTGGCGAGTTCAGCTTCTTTCTTTTGGATATCCACCTGGGTTTTGTCATGAATTTTGGAGAGTTTGGCCTGTTCTTCTTGATTCAACTTTTGAAGTTTTAAGGATGCTTCCTGACGAATTCTATAAACTTTTTCTTCGCCTGTCGTGATGATTTGACCTTTTTTGTTTTTATGCGTTTTTAAAGCAGACTGAGAAGATAATGCAGTCTTCCTAGACAACTCGGCACGCTTTTGAGCATATTCTTTCTGAACCGCTGCGCGCTGTTTCTCGGCGTCCGTAGTGATCTTGGTAACTTCCTTGGCGTTATCTTTCGCAGTCTTGTTCATCGCTTGCAGGACACCATTGATGGCGTCATTCGCCTTGCTCTGCGAGCTGGCGATACCGACGGCCAGGCCTTCGACGGTAAACTCACCGATAGCCTTAAACACACGAGACGGCGAGTGGATACCGAGCAACGACTTCGCTTTATTGACAACTCCATCGACCACGCCAGTGATGGCAGTAATCGCCTTGCCGCCCATCTGCGTGATTCCGTTGATCAGCCCTCGGATGAGATCCTTACCAGCGCTGAGGAACTTCCCTGCTGCGCTAGTTACCTTGCCAAGCATTTCAACCATCTTGCTGGCGACTGCTTTGACCGCTTCGGCCATCTTCGTGCGGATCGCGTTAGCGACACCGGAGAACCCGGAACTGACAGCCGACTTGATGCTGTTTACCACGCTCGTGATTGTGGACTTAATGCTATTCCACACGGACGAGATGAGAGAGCGTATGCCGTTCATTACCGAGCTGATCGTACTGCGGATCAAATTGAATCCAGAAACGACAAAGTTTTTCACAGCATTGATCGTATTCATGAAAACGGCTTTGATAGCGTTCCAGACCGTGGAAATAATGTTCTTCAGACCGTTCATAATCGTTTGTCCGGTTGTCCGGATGGCAGTGAATCCATTGGTGAAGAGTGTTTTTACGGCGTTGACCGTGACAGAGAAGACTGTTTTGATGGCAGCCCACACGGTGGTAATTATGTTCTGGATTCCAGCCATGATGTTCTGCCCGCTAGTTTTCATCGCATTAAAGCCGGTCGTAAACAACTGTTTGACTGCATTCACAGCATTGCTGAACGATCCCCGAATAGCGGACCACATCGTTGTGACAGCCGTTTTAAACGACCCTGCAAAGACGGCAACGCCTTTTAACAGCTTGCCCCACAACATTAGCTGGACGAGGTTCCACAAGAACTCTACCGCGCCGCTAAACAGTTGCTTAATGCCATCCCACATGCCCTGCCAGTCGCCGGTGAAGAGACTTGCAAACGTCTTGACTAAGCCCATGATGATATTCAATGCGCCGTCAATCACGCCTTTGATGTTCTCCCACACAGACATGACGATAACCTGGATCACGAACCATGCGCCCTTTATAACCGCTTGGATCGCAGGCATGATAAAGTTGATGACAGCCAGGATGCCGTTCCAAATGTTTTGAGCGGCAGCAGAGATCTGTGCTCCGTTTTCTTTCCAAAAAGCAAGCAATGTGGCGAGTTTTTCTTTCACGAATCCGACAACCGCATCCATCGCCGTGAGAACAGCCGCTTTTACGACTTCAAAAGCAGCAACTGCGACCTCTTTAATGGACTGCCAAATCGCGTTGACTGAATCCCGGAACCACCCGACTTTGTTGTAGGCGATGACGAGCGCGCCAGCGATCAATCCGATTGCTGCAATTGTCAGCAAGATCGGAGAAATAATAGCGCTGAACACAGCACCAATAGTCGCGAGCACTGTAGATAGAGCAGCGAAGCCGCTGATAATCATTGGAATGAAGCCGATCAGTAACAAAAACGGCCCTACAAGTAGCGCAACAGCAGCCGCGGCGATCGCGATAACTGTGGCGATTGTGACGAACTTCGGATTGAGATCACTGACCCATTTACCGAGTTCAGTCAGCTTGTCCACGAGCATGGCGACATATGGCATAAGCACGTTCCCAATCGAGATCCCGATGTCTTTCAGGACGTTCATGAACATTTGCATCTTCGATTCGAGCGTCTTATACCGCTCCTCGGCTTCCTTCGTGAGTGCAGTGTTTTCATCCCATGCGTTATTAGCGATGTCTACAGACTCTTTCAGCAACCCCTGGGCGCCGACAAGTCGAAGGATGGCATCTTGCTCCCGGATTCCTTTGATACCCATAAAATCGAGCATGGCCGCGACGTTCTCGCCGGCGTCTTTACTCTCTCCGAGAGCATCGATGAACAGCTCTAACGCTTCAATCGGATTCGCTTTCCATAAGGCTGCGAACTCATTAGCATTGAGCCCGACTTCATCAGTAAACCGACTGACCGCTTTACTACCTAGCGACACCGCTTTATCGATCTTTTTCATAACCATCGACATGGCCGAGCCGCCCGCTTCCGCTTCAATACCAACGGACGACATGGACGCGGCCAGTCCGGCGATATCCGCTTCGCTCAGACCGATCTGCGCGCCGACACCCGCGAGACGGAGGGACATTTCGGTGATTTCACTTTCCGTGGTCGCCAAGTTGTTCCCGAGGGCAACAATCGTCGATCCAAGCCGGTCTATGTTCTGCATCGGCATTTGCGTGATGTTCGCTAACCGGGCAAGGGCGGTGGCTGCTTCTTCAGAGGACATATTCGTTGCCACTCCGAGATTTACCATCGTCTCCGAGAATTTCAAGATGTCGTCTTTCTTGATGCCGAGCTGACCGGCGACTTCTGCAACGTTCGCAATTTCAACCGCACTGGCCGGGAGCCGTTTCGCCATCTCTCGGATTCCGTTCGACAGCTTCGCGAACTCAGCTTCCGTTGCATCTGTGGTCTTGCGGACACCGGCGAATGCCGATTGATAATCAGATGCCAGCTTCACCGTAAGCCCTAACCCGCCCGCTATCGCAGTGCCGGCTGCTGTAACGATCGAGCCGACAGTCTTAAAGGAGTCGAATGTCTCTTTATTCTTCTTCACGAAGTTGTCCATCTGCGATCGGGCTTGCTTCATGCCGCTGACGAAATTGTCGACATTCGCTTTCAAAATGGCTTCTACCGAATAGCTTTCACTCATCGTTTTCCTCCTTTCCTATGTATTTGCTCGTGCTGCCAGCCGCGCCATGCGCTTATGTTGAGAGTTCAATTCCTTCGGTTTCAGCGCATCCACATCGGCCAGGCGTTTCTCGTAGTCGAAGAAGTCTTTGAATGACTTGTAGGCAGAGACGGTATCCTTGCCCTGCTTCTTCGTTGCTCCCGCTTGCTGATGCAGCCAGGCGGCCAGGTGTATGTCATACTCCTCATCCACACGGCGGAGTTTGTACGCCTTGAAGCGATATAGGTACTCCGCAAACGTCATAGATTCGGCTTCATCGAGTGACTGACAGTCGAGAAAACGGAAGCAGTTCAGGATTATGCTTTCGTAGGTGTCTCGGCTGCTTTCTTGCGGCCCGCTTCCTGCGTCTGCTTTTCCATTCGTGCGCGTGCTGTGCGGACCGCGTTGGAGTTTTTTAGTTCGTGCTCTACCTTCTCGAACAGAGTTTCGAGTTCGTGTTCCTCGCCGTATTGATCGATGGCGTCATACACCTCATCCGAAGTTACATTCTCTTTGTGGAGTGCTTTTTCGATCACGGTAGCAAGCGCGGCCGCGTTACCCATTGATAATTTCTGTTGAACCAACACCAGCCCCATGCCGAACTGGATGCCTTCCGCGTTGTACTTTTCTGTATCATCGATTTCAGCAACAAATTTCACACCAAAATTGAGCTGCTTGTTCTCACCGTTGATTTTGAAGTCCATGTAAATTCCTCATTTCGTTTTATTTTTGGGCAAAAGAAAAGAGAGAGCGTAAGCCCTCTCTTGGTTATGGTCCGGGTACAACAGCAGCCGTATCGCGGAATGCGTACTGAACAGCTTCTTCTTGCTCGGCCGTCAGCGTCGCTTCGCCGAATTGCGGTTCCATCTCGACCTGGAATGTGGTCGAAATCGTCGCTTCGTCTTCGGCACTGGCCGGCGTTTCCCATGAATCCAGGTAGCCTTGTACGTAAACAGCTGGATACTTTTCAGCTTTCTTCTGGTCTGGGTCCACATTGACTTCCCACAGTTCGAGTTTTTGCCCTTTCAGAACAGCATCTCGGAGCATGTCCGCAACCGGGTCAGCTTTAGCCTGAATCGCTTCGATGGAAACCTCTGATTCCAACTCACCGACCTTGATGATGGTGCCGTCTTTAGTCACGATCTTGTCGAGCGATCGGGAGAACGTGAATGTGTGGTCTGTCTGGAAGACGAGTTTCGCTGCCGATTTTGTCGCTTCATCCGAAAGGACGCGGAACAGCAGCACCTTATGTTTACCTTGTTGCATTTCTGCCATGAAAATGACCTCCTGTTAGTTGAATTGAATTTCGAATTCGATAATGCCGTGCAGCAGTGTCTGAGCAGTTGTCGTATCGAGCAGCGTTTGAGCATTTACGTTTTTCACGGAGATATAAAAATTCGGCGTCCGATCCAGCTTGCGAACCTCTCGTTTGAGAGCGTCCATCATGCCGGTCAGATCGCCGCGCTTCTTATAGTCACCGTATAAATGCACACGCTGCGTCACACGGCCGTATATGACATCCTTTGTGTGTAAGTCCACATCGAACTGTTCGCCGACGTAGACGAACGGCAGGCCGCTTTCTTTAGCCGGCAGATAGTCGTATGTGGCATATCCGAGTGCCCAGGATGCTTTGTAAATTGCGTCATAAATTTGTTGCTGTGGTGGTTTCATAGGATCACTCCATCAGTCGTTTCAGATCGTTCAGGAACTTGATGCGTTGGCTCATGAAGTTGGGCGCAATGTAAGGCTGGGCGGCCATGAAGCGTGTACCCAATTCCACATAGGCCCCGTACTCCGCGCCGACCCGGACACGTCCGACTAATCCGGTGACTTCGGGTGTGATCGAACGTTTGAGGAATCCGGTGTCAACAGGAGTGCTGCGAATTGCATTCCTCGCCAGCTCCGCTGTGTTGATCTTGACGGCGTCCGTCACATCTTCATGCGACGCAGCCTTTTTCAGCTTCTTCAGCAATTCATCGGCACCGGAGAATTCGAAGGACATCGCATTGCTCATAGACTCACGCCCTCCACATAGAACACAGTCTTTCTCCGGTGTGGCACGTCCCGTTTCACGTTCATCCGCTTCCCGTCGATGATCACGTAGTCAAACGACGCATGATACGGCCGCTGGAGCCTTACAACATCCACCCGCACTGTGATGCTGCCGAACAGTTCCTGTGTCCTGTTGGTGCCGAGCGGTGAAATATTGCAGGGCAATGTCTCAGTTGTTTGTGTAGCTTCCTCGTGGTTACCGGTTTCCGGGTTATAGCCGCCGGGCGATTCAGTCACGAATGTCACACGGTCTGTGTAGCGCATTAGAAAAACAGCACCTTTCCGCGGCTGAGGGCCGGTTCTGGCACTGTCTCTTTATAGGAATCGATGATTTTCAAATACGGGTCGAACTCTTTATCCAGATCGTAGAAATCCACACGATGCCCCTCGACCAGTTCGGACTTCATACCCTCCGAGCCGAGCCGTTGGAAACGACGGATAGAGATTTCCCGAGTGACGAAATCCAGTTCAGCCGGCACCGGCTTTCCGAGCAGCAGCGTCAGATGGCTGGTCACATCCTCGATGATTTGGGTGATGACGGCGTCCTGCAGGTTATCCGAGATGCCGAGTAGGATTTTGATTTTCTGCAGCATGGTTATTCACCTGCTTTTTTAGCGGTTTTCTTCTTCGGTTCTTTGATTTCCTCGATGAACGGGCGGCCGTACTTATTTCCGTCTGTCGACAACTCTGTCAGACGCTCCTTTGTGACCGTGCTGAACGGGTAGGAATCGCCTTCCTCGAAGATACGGCCATCTGTATCACGAAACTTTTCAAGCACCTTGTAAGCCATCAGGCATCATCCTTTCTGTGTTATGGTCCAGGGACTACAGCCGGTTGGATCTTGGCGAACGCGTCGTCTTTCAATACCATGAACGCTACATCCATCGTCGCACGGATAGCGATCAACTCACGTTCGAACAGGTTGACCGGCTTGCCGTCTTCACCTACGAGAGACGAGAGTTGCGCTTCTTCAGAAATTGCGTAGTTCAGGTTGTACGGGATGCCGTAGCGGGCAAAGTCGAAGTCTCCGCCGAGCAATTCACCTTTTTTCAGTTCGGAAGAATTCAAGTTCACGACAGGGATTCCGTCGAGCGAGTTCGCATTGCGGTCATACAATGGTGTGGACGTGTTGCCAACCTGCTCAACAATTCCACGGAACGCGCTGTTATTCGTCTTGCGGGAAACAAAAGCGTTTGGATCATGGTCGGCATCGTTCAGCTTGCCGTACAAGTCGATGAGAGTGTCATAAGTGAGTTCTCCTTCAACGACATTCCCGGCAGCAGCAGCAGAAGCGGCGATCGATTGTGTGAATGGATTGTCCACACCGAGCAATGCAGCTTCGTCGAATTTCTTATAGAACGCTTCAGCGATCAGCGGACGAACGGCTGTGAAGAAGTCGGTCATTGTGTATTTCAGGAATTCACGGGAGACCGGCACGATTACACCGATTTTCTTCGCTTCCATCGAAGCCGTGAGCCATTGTGGCTTGGACGTCTGAATGATCTTACCTTCATCCACCCAGTAAGCACCGACTCCTTCAGCCAGGTAGTTAAAATCTTTCTTTTGTGTGGTCATTGGCTCATATTTAGCGAGCTTCATCGCAACGGAACTCGCCATGACTTCTTTCAGGATGAGCGTCCCCTGCTCTTTCGGGATGGTGCCGGTCTTGGCGTCCTGCATGAGTACGTTGTCCGGTGTAAATGTTGCTTTCGCGAAGTGCTGAATGTCGAGTTTCAGCCAGTTCTGTTTGTTTTCCATCAGTTGATCACTCCATTTTAGTTTTTGATGATACGATTTTCCGCAGCCAGTTCAGCAATAGTAGGGAGTACCCCTCCTGTTGCGCGGCTTCCGGCCGGCGGTGTGTCCTGACGCAGTTTTTCTTTTACCGCTGCATTCACGGCGTCATCGAAAGCCGTCTTGAAGTCATTGATATTCTGCAGCGTGTTCTCCGCCGTGTCGGCAATCAGGAAATCAGCAAACGAAGCTGGCAAGTTCTTTTCAGAGAGGTCAGCGACTGCATCAGCTTTCAGTTCCTTGCGCTCGATTTCGGCCAGGCGGTCAGCCAGTTCCTTCTCGCGCTTTGTCATTTCCTCGTCCTTGCGTTCCTTCTCGGACAGCTTGGACAGGCGTTCTTTTTCTTCGAGAGCGGCTTGGATGGCTTCCTGCTGTTTCTGGTCCCATTCTGCCTGTTTCTTCTCGAGAGCCTTTGCAAGTTTCCGGTCGGACTCCGCTTCAATGCGTTTGGCGATTTCTTCTTCAGTCGGAGGAGTCGGATTGTCTTCCGGATCGGCCGGCGGGTCAGCAGGCGGTTCCTCCGAGAAGAATTGAATATTAAGCGGCAACCATTGTTTTTTCGTTTCAAGTGTCATATGAATTCTCCTTTATCCCACACACACGATCCCTCTACCGTTTAGAAACACGACAAAAAGCCCCACGCACGGCAGAACGCCCCGCATACGGCTGATGTGGATGAATCTATTCGGTTTTGTTTACGCCCGTGCACGATTGATTGTGTGTTATCCAACAACCAACTGGATAACCGGCTCGCCCCCATGACTTACTGGATGTAGTCTCTTGGCCAAATGGTCAAATATACGAGCCTTCCCAAAACAATCAGATTACGCCCTGTTGTATCGGCGAGCGCTAGAGCCTTTATAGTCCGGTGCGCTGTGGACTGGCTGCATGTCGGAGCAGCGAACCGAGATGATGGATCACTTCCTTTCGGTTGTGTTATCCTCCAGCACATAACCACTTGCTTCAACAATGTCGATAATTTCTTCCTCATAACCGAGTCGAACTTCTGCCGGTATTTTCTCATCGCGCAGAAAACGAGAAAGCAGCCCTATCATTCCGCTGAATATTGCTGTATCGGTCATAGAGACATTAAGCGTCAAACCTTTCCGTTCCTCCATCATCTCACCCCTTTCAAAGTCCTCTAGCCGTCAAACTCTTTTCCCATCCTTCTCGATCCGGCACAGCGGTAAAGCTACACCGGCAGCGGGGATGCCGAGGAATCGAGTATACGGACATCGACCATTCCTCTTCCGTTCGTACCTCGCCATCGAGCGGTGAACACTTCGGGCAGGCACCAGGTTCACAGACCCATTCCATCTTCTCCACGCCCAGCTGCCGGAACGCATCCTTCTGAACTTCCGTCTGGATGCGGGAAAGTTCGGTAATCATAAGGCGTTCTGCGTCGTTCTTGCTTACATCGAATTTCTTCCGGAGTTCACGGGCCAGCACCTTCGGGTTCTTCCCCTGGATGATGCCCCGGTTGAGCAGGGTGTCCAGTTCAGCGCGCAGGGCGGCCTGATCTGTCCACAGTCGCTCTGACCAGGTAGCGCCGAGGAAGGACGCATTGACGAGTTGTCGCATGGACTTTGCGCTGTAAGCGACGCCCTCACCGAGGATGCCGGCCTGTCTGCGGTACTCCTTCATAGCGCCCTCGGTGAATTTCTCGGTAAGGAAGTGTTCTGTCTCACTGCCGAGTTTCACGAGTTCCAGGTTGATGTTCGCTTTCAGCAGCTGCAGCCGGTTGATCTTCATGGTGACGTTATAGAGCCGCATTTCCTCATTCGCGCGATCGGTAAATGCTATTGCTTGTATGTTCGGATTGTCAGAGTGAGCCTGCTTGACGTATCGCTTGGCTTTCTCGGCGTATGCTTCAATGTCCAGCTTCGATACTCGCTTCCGTGCTTCGGCCATCGTGATACCTTCTTTGTCGGCGTACCGGCCGTAAAAAGCGTCTATCTGCAGCTGGATCTCCTGCATGGCCCGTTTCTGATTCCGGGCAAGTTCGGCAGCCAGCTCCTTGTCGGTCTTGATGGACTCACGTATGTGCTTTTCTTCTCGTTCGCGCCAGTAGGACATGAACTCACCACTTTATCGCAATATTCTTTGCTTCTTCCTTCAACCTTTGCCCCATGCTACTCGCCGTTTCAACCGAACCAACATTCATACCTTTTATCAAACCCTCGGTAAATTTCCTTGATAAGAAAAAGTGATGCTCCCTTTTTGTCAGACCGTGATAGCTATCACAGCCCTTGTTAATACACACCATATGTCCTCCCCCGCAAACGACACGGATGCAATGTAAAATGTGTTTAACTCGGATCCTCATCACTATTACCTCCCTCGAAATCGTAAGCGCTTCGTTCCGGCTGTTCGGCTGCAATCCGTTCCATCTCCTCTTGTGGATTATCCACGAAGGACAGGACAGACAGCTTCGTTTCCTCGGATAGTTCTCCACCGAGCGAGTTGAACATTTCAATTTCTTCTTTGATGTTTTTCGGTAGGTTAGGTGTGAAAGTAATCGTAATGTCGTTCACATCAAAACCACCCTCTGAAGCGGTAGTCATGACGTTATTCAGCAGACGATACCGCTCCCGGAGGGAACGCTTGAACAGGCGCTCTTTGATGGCGCGTTTTTGCTCGAGTCCGAACAGCTTATAACGCATACTTTCACCGGATTGGTTGCCCCCGAAGGCTACGTCATTTAGGTTAGGCGTGTTCGTGAATTTGTGGATGTCGTTTTCGAGACGGCTTTTATAGGCTTCTGTGCCCCCGACATCGTACTTCTTATAGATATAGTCAGCGCTGGCCTGCGAGGATCTTCCTTCTGCATTCATTTCTGTTTGCAGCATGAGCAGGTTGGCTTCCTTCTGCTGTTTTGCCTGATTCACGTCAATGTCCAGATCACCGACAATCACGAGCATCGCATCATTCAGATCGCTCATATAGTTCGCCGTATCAGACTGAGCGGAATCATACAGGTCAATCAGGGACAGCACGTCCTCGAAGTCGCCCTGTCGGAACCGGTTATTACTGTATTCGATGATCGGCACGCCCCCGAAGAAGTGCGCCTGCTCATCCACAGGAGAAAGGGTGCCGTCATTGCTCATGCGGTATTCGTACGTCCAGTTGTCCGTGTAAACGTAGACGGAGGTCTCGTCATCCTGGAACTGCCGACTGACATACCGGACGCCGGCAATCGGCTGCGCATCGACCGTATCGTCATAGATCACGAACGTCTCGAGCGGTGACACCAGGGCGAACCGATTCTCGTCTTTCTGATTGCGGTACAGTAATTCATAGGCCCGTCCGTAGATGGAGAGGTCGAGCACCAGGTCGCTGTTGTGTGCGTCTGCATCGTTCAGCCGGTTCAGATCCTTCAGCTTCTCATCGATTTCATCTGTCGGATAGACCGTCTTCAGCGGGACGCCGACAAGATACCCCTGAATGAACTGGCTGACGTACTTTGCAAAGTTATGCGTAGACCGGTGATCGGCCATGTGTTCTTCCTTCCGGCGCTGCCCGGTGAGGATGTCAACGTTATTCCCCTCATAGTAATCATCCAGCACGTCGAGCCGAGGAACCTGGTGCTGCTGATGGTGAGCGATAATCTTCTCGAGATCCGACAGGTTGCTCAGGAGGGCGTCTGCAGATTCATAGGTGTATTGCAGATTCGCTTCAGGTGAGAAGCGCTGACGGGATCCCCCGTATTCGTAGCGCGCTGTTTCGAATTCGTTTACTTTTGCCATGTCGGGCCTCCTTTACAGCCCGAGCGATTGCAGGGCTTTGTATTTTTCGGCGTTACCTTTTCTCTTGCCAAGGTGGTAACGCTCCATCGAATAGCGCAGGGCATCGATGATATGGTTGTTCTCGTCAATCGGTTCATTTAGCCACTTGCCCTCTTTATTCTGCTTGAACGTGTAGGTGTTGAATTCCTCTATAGTATGAACACAGGAAGGATGAATGTAAATCTTGAACCCCTGCAGAAACTGGATGCCGTGCATGACGCTGCCTTTGCCCTTCACCGAGCGATGCATCCGCTTCACGCCCTTGCTGACGAGTTCCGAGATGAGCCGCGGTTCTGCGCTGTCTCCGGTAATGGAAGAGCGGAGCAATTCCTTACGTACCAGCATGTCGTAAATATCCTGCGTGGTCATGGCAGCTTCGTAGTGTTCGTCATAAATCCACAGCTCTTTATTCTGCAGGTCAACAGCCGCGCTGACTTCAGTGGTCGGGTCATTCGTAAAACCGAAGTCCATCCCGTGGGTCGTTTCCTGCAGCTGCTTAATCTTCTCTAACGGGTCGAAATCAGCGACCGAGAAGTTCTCGAACACCAATCCTTCCGCGACTCCCCATTCGCCGTCACAAACGATTCTGGCACGTCGTGGGTTGGTGCGATAGAGGTCTTCATACCGAGCAATATCGACTGCATCCAGCCATTCGTTGCAGCGGAATGTCGTGGTGAGAGAGAGGGTATTCTGTTCTCTCGTCTCTTCATCAAAAAACACTCGCTTCAGCCAGTGATTCTCCGACCACGGGTTGAAAGTGAGTGTTATCTGCTTGAAGAAATCAGGTGCGTCGTATGTACCCCGAATGGATTCAACGACGGTGCGGAACGATTCTTCGGATTCAATTTGATAGGCTTCTTCGAACCATGCCCAAGAGAGGATACCGACATCCACAGTGATGGATGTGATTTTCAGCGGGTCATCCAGGCCACGGAACAGGATTTTTTGTCCGGTCGGCAAGTAGGTGATCTCGGGCATCGATTCGTTGAACTTGAACAGATGCGCTACCTGTAGCTTTGCAGCGGCCCATTTCAGGTCGGTGTAGGTGGACTGCTTATTCGTGTTCGAGTATCGACGGATGACGAGCAGGTTCGCCCAGGGATGCTTCATGATCCGGCTGATAAAATTCAGCGCGGCCGTCTTGGACTTTTTACTTCCCCGGCTGCCTTTCACTACCCGGTAGAAGTCGGTGCTGTTCCAGAACCGGTTGTATCCTTTGCCGATCTGTTGGGAGAGGGATATTTTAGTCATCGGCTGGCACGTCCTCGACGAACGTAGGAGTAATGTTCTCGACTTGCTGCTTTTCCGTCCACATCGCGTATCGTTTGCCAAGCAGTTCAGCGGCTTTGATCCGGTCGCTGCCGTCCAATTCCTTTTTGACAAGCGACTGTTCGCCCATCCCCATGCCGAGCGGAATCGTTTCTGCTACTTTCCCGCGGAGGACACTGGACAGGAACTCCATGACTTCTTGTTGGTCGGCGACCTTTGAAGATTTCAGGGCGTCTAGGCGTTCGTCTATATATGCCCGGATTCCTATATTTTCTAAGAGAGCATGAGAATGCGTCTTCGCATACTTTTCCGTGTACCCCGCCTTAATGGCTGCCGAATACGCCACTCCGCTGATAATGTATTCATCGGCGAATCGCCGTTGTCGTTCGTTTAGCTTCACATCGTATCACCACTTTCGCGCTATTCGCTTCTTTAGACATAGAAAAAAGCACCCCGGAGGATGCCTACTCTGTTCGTATATAACTCGCAATCAGTTGCGGTGCAGCGTCCACAGTATCGATCTCTGCGGTGATGCGCCACTTCGTATTCCGTTGCGTCCTTGCTATGTCAATGGCTCGTTCCTTGTTCTCGGCAATCACGACGGTCTGCTGGATCTCTCCGGGTTCATAGACTGTCGCTTCCAGGCAATAGATTTTCATTTGATCGCGTCATGCTCCCACCAAGATTTTGCGAGGTCGGGCAGGTTATCGAGATCAATGGCATGCTTATCTTCAGCCAGGCTATCGATCGTCTCTTTGTCGAAGTCCGATTTGATGACATACTCGTCAGTCGTGTTGCCGGCTTTATCCGTCAGCGGGTACTTAACGCTGATGCCCACATCGCTGATATCCATGTCCAGCCCCTTGATGGCATAGACAGCTTCCAGGACGGCCATCTTCATGCCTTTGGCGGTCATGTCGTTGGACAGGTTCTCTTTGCCTTTGTACTCTACCTGTACGGAATACGGAGCCTGTACGAACTGGCCATTCATTTTCAGGAAGTCGGCTTTGCTGTTCTTTTCGAGAGCCTTTTTCACCTGTTCTTCTGGTGATGCAGCAGCTGGCTTTTCTTCCGCAGCGACCGGTTTCTTTTCGGGTTCGTTGACTGGCTTCCCGTCTTTGTACTGCACACAGCCCGTCAATACGACGGCAGCGGCCAGCAAGAGTAGTCGTTTCATGATTTCCCCTCCGAGTGTTTTCTCCAGTATATCCAAATTGCGGATAAAAGAAAACCATCATTGTGGTAGGCGACTCCGAAACGGTTATGTCGATTTTTGTCGTAAAGATTGCCTTATCATTCATCATGTAATGTGCTATATTTTATACGTGATCGAAGAGAGGGCGGGGCTCTCAGATTGCATCTGCGCTGCATTCGAAATCCCGAAATCCTCCTCTCTTTATTGGGGGTGTGGTTATGGAGGTCCACATCAAAATCTCCAGCGAGACCATCATTAAGGTGTTGGTCGGCGCGGCAATCATCCTCTTCCTGTAAAGGAAGGGGTTTTTGTTTTGTCTGAATTCAAAAACCGCCCACAATGAAGTGAGCGGCTTGCAAGGGTTCACTACGCAATGGCTGACGTGTGATAACGGTTTGATAAATCTTGCAATATGTTATCAGGAAATATCACCCGTATACATAGTTTACCCGAATGGCACAGGAAGTCACCTTATGACCAATGTGTCAGATGTGGTGATTTGTGTCGTGGATTCTTCGGGGTTCGTTATTCATCGCCCTTGAATTCGAGTGTGTCCGATACTCGTTCGGCGGACTGGTTGTAGTCTTTTGCATAACCCTCTAAATCCGTGTATTTAACGCCATTCGCCTTCATGAGAGCGACTTCAATTATCGTAAGAGAGTCCGCAATTCTTTTGAGCTGCTTCGCTATTTCCTTTAAAGTCTTCATGCCTTCACCCCTTTTCTTCTTCCGTCAAATACGTCTCATCCATCCAACTTCACCACAATAATATCCCGGATCTGATTCGCCGTATGCCGACTGATGCCCAGATGCTTTGCGACTTCTGACATCTTCATACCGTCCAGCAGGCAGTCCAGTATAACCCGCTCCCGTTCGTCTGTGATGTTCTTGGACTGTTCCGTGATGTAATTCACACGATGCAGGTACTTGTCCAGGCGCTCCCGTTTCTTCTCCCGGCGACCGACTTCAGCCAGTACCGGATTTGAGACGCCAGATCCCCCCTTCGGTTCGTCCGAGTAACTGGCAACGCCTGCGGACTCCACAACGTTCAGGTCACGTTTCAGGCGTTCGATCTCTTTCACCAGCCAGTGATAGTCTTTCAGGATATTGTACAGGTCGTGCCGGTGGTATGGCTTTTTCTTTGTGGTCACTGGATCACCCCTTAATCGGTATAGCCGTGCCGTTTTAGTGAACTCTGTGCGTTGAGCAACGCTTGTGCCTTGTTGTCGTTCATCTTTCTGAAACAACGACAATGAGGACAGAAGAGAATGGCTCTGTTATCGAAACCGTCAAAATATCTTGAGACTGCCTCCCACTCATGCGGGCACTTGCTGAACCTCCAATATTTCAGTCGCATACCGGATCACTCCTCCCCTGTCACTGCCAGATTCCCGACGATCGTCCACACGCCATCGGGGAATACGTCGAGCCAGTCACCGCTGCCGATGACTGGATTCTGTATGCACAATCCTTTGACACCTGCGTTGTTTTCGCTATATGTGACAATTGCCATTTCGCCGGTGTGATCGTCGCGGAGAACGTCGTGTTCACGGATGAGGTCTCCGGCTGAGTCGTGACATGGTTTGATGGTTTTCATGTGGGTTCCTCCTCTAACTATTCGGGATTTCCGAAGCGTTGCGCTTAACTTGCTGGTAACTTTCAGCGAGAACGAGAAATGAAAGTTAGGTTGGTGCGTGGTATCTTCGGAATGCGTAACTGCTAAACAAAAAATATATACATTGCGACAGCACCGATCCCGATACCGACAATGAGCCAAGAAAGCCATATTGCAATCGCCCAAGCTGTATCTATCTTGCTGTTAAGGTTCTTCAAGACCATTCCCCTTTCTGCTACACAGTTTCCGTCTACCGCGTCTCCATCCGTCTCTCATACTCCCGCTGCAGTCAGTCCCCTGAACGCCGTCTCGCGGAAGCCCGTCCGTAAGACGAGCAGCGCGATGAGTTCGGCGCGTTGTGAATCAGACAGTCCGGTGGATGCTGTCATGACTGTTGAATCCTTCCGGGTATCGTTTAAGCAGCTTCTGGATATTCTCCTCTGCTATCTTGTCCAGTGACAAGCCAAGCATCGTAGCGATACCGGCGACATAGTGCAGTACGTCTCCCAGTTCCTTCTCCACAGCGAAGATATCCAGCGTGTGGCCGTGATGAAATGCTTTCTTCAGCAGATCGACGACTTCTCCAGTCTCTCCGGACAGCCCCATCGAGTAGTTGGAAATGGCGTTCTTCAAATCACCGGTGTAGTCTGGCAGCGTCCGTTCTGATTTGGTTTGGTAGTCTTGTAGGTTCATTGTGATTCCTCCTCGATAGTAAGCGTGGTATGAATCTCGTCAGCGTCGCTGAATAATTCTTTGCAGATTTCCGTGACCCGGTCCTCTGCTGCCTTTTTCAACGCCGTCGAATTGCACAGTTCTCGTAGTGCCTGCTCCTGGCTCTCGTCCACAGGGGCAGCGATCCGGATAGTGGTGACTGCTTTCATTGGGATTCTCCTTTCAGGGCTTGGCGAGCGATTTTTCCACTGTCTTCATTTACGGCAATAACTGGCTGCCATTGGCTGCTAACGTCTGTGTAGTAACTTTCTTCCTTTGCATAAAACTCCAACGCTTCCCGCAGACGGGCGTTTTCTTTTGCCGGTATCATCAGATCTACTGACAATTCAGCAAGGTCCCATCTAGTCACGTCAATCTCTTTTTCCAACTCCTGCGCTCGCTCGGCTTGTTGAATGAGCCAGTCAATATCTGAATCACTCAGTCCTCTGTCCGCAAGACTGGATTCGATGCCCCATTGGTGAGTGCTTTTTATTTCATCTAACCGCTCCGCATTCGTTTCAGCTGTCATCACTCACCACTCCGATTCTCTTTGATTTGCTGCACTAATGTCGTCACGCACAAGAGGAACATCCCGATATACACAATCCGCATCGATCCGAGTCGTATACTTCCACCGAAGAACAGAGTCACAATGTCCCGCAGCAAGAAGATAGACACCATGAGATAAATGAACGGCATGATCCATTTCATTCTCCGTTACTCCTTTTGATTTTCGCTTTCAAACCAGCACGTGCCAGGAACCACATCGACAACAACACGACAAACAGCATAGTGCAGACGATCAGCAGGAACAGAGTGAATTTGTTTTGCCAGAGAAACGCTGCGGCGGCTACAACGGCATTACTAAATCCGACCGCTCCGACTAGCAAGAGGAACGTTGACAGGTTCTCGACATCCTTTTCGAATCGCTTACTCATTCCCCATACACCCCCTGCATCCGGTCATACAGCTGCACATGCCGGCGCATCAGCTGGATGTGCTCGGTTTCCGTGCCGGTGAGTGCGGCGTTTTCTTCTTCCAGCGTATACAGGCGGGCGCGCGTTTCCCGGTGCAGCTGTTCGATCGCGGTGTAGTCTGCGCGGTAGCGTTCCAACTCCCGGACCTGCTCGGTGAGTGCGTGGATTTCGGACTGAGCAATATCTAAGTCAGCCGTTGCAACCAGTGCCGCTTTTCGAAACCGCTCTTTCTCCGCTTTCAGGTCGTCCACAATCGACAGATCAGGTTCGGCCGGTTTCGCATTATAGAGCCGGTCATTCTCGGCGGCGAGTTCGGCGTTCTTTTCGTTCAGCCGGTCCAGCTTCCCGGACAGGCGCTCGTTATCTGTTTCCAGCGTCTCGGCTTTTTCTGTCATTCTTTGCAAGGCTTTCTGCAGCTCCCCAGAATCGACAGAAATCGGATCATCTTCCTTTCGCTGACTAGTAGCCGTTTTATCCTCTAACGGCTCGTCCTGCGACTCCTGTGACGTTTTAAGGGTATCCAGCTTGTCTTTCAGGTCGGACAGTCGGGATTTTGTGTCTTCGTCGAGTTTAGCTGGTTCGGCGGCCGGCGTTTCCTCTCCGTATCGAATCGCTCTTTTCCAGTTGTTCAGCTTTGTGGCGTATAAGCCATACCGCTTCATGATTTGAGCATCCGTCAATCCTTTACGCTTCAGCATCTCGTACTTTCCCTTAGTCAATCCGACAGCTTCTACAGACTCGATCAGCTTTTGTTTTTTCTTCCGCTCATTCCAAGCTGCCTGCTGTTCCTCTTTTGTCATCGCCATTGCAATTCCTCCTCCTGGGTTTCCTTGATTTCTTTACGGATCTCTTTTAATAGCTGCCGGACTCGTTCGTATGACATGCCGACACGTGAGCCGATTTCCTTGAGCGTGTAGCCCTCGGCTCGAAGGTAGACAATACGGCGTTTCCGCATGTCCAGGTCAGCAACGAAGCTGAATATCGGCAGTGTAGTGTAATCCGTCTCGGCAATTCCGTGGTAATGGTGATAGTCGCCATCACCATCCGTCCGCTTATCCAGACTCATCACGGTTCCGATTGCCTTGTGCGCCCGAATCTTCTCCACATCGAGCGCGGAGCATTTCAGCAGCTTCCGGATAGTGGCGTCCGATTCATCCCAAGCGTCCAGCTGGTCCACTTTCCGCACCTTGTCTTTCACCTCGGCCGGCGTGTGTACGCTGCCGGTGGTGCGGATGCAGTTGATAATGGCTCCGCAGATATGCGTGTGGGCGTATGTCATGAATTTCGCGCCATGCGCTGGATCGAAATAGTCGTATGCCTTAATCAGCCCGATGAAGCCTTCCTGCGAGTAATCGTCCAGCTTGTCGTACTGGTCTCCGGCCATGCGTCGGGCCACCTTAAACACAAGCGCCTTATACTGCCGGACCACCGTCTCCCGGGTATGCCAGCTGCCGTCAAGTAACTTCATGCGTATTCCTCCTTATAGCGGCGACCGATATCCCGGAGGTACCGGCTGACGCTCATCTGACTGACACCGAGTGATGCGGCTATGTCCGTTTGACTGTCTTGGTTAGCGGCGCGCCGCAGAACGTAACGATCACGCCTAGACAGACTGCTGATGAATTCCTGTACGTATAATCGACTGATGTCGTCCCAGGTCCCGGCCAGGCTATCTAACGACTCGCCATCTGACAACGGTTTATCTAAACTTTCCACGTGCCCCCGGGCAGCGGCTATTAACGCTCGCTGCGCCTGGCTGATAGTAACGCCCAGCTTGTCGGCGATTTCTTCAGGTGATGCATTTTCGAGTTCGTGAAAAAACATCTTTCGCCGAATTAATTCAGTGTCATGCGGGACAGAAAAGCCGGATCGCCCGCGCCGCATATATTTCAGCATGGCGTTCTTGATATTTGCTCCGACGTGTGTCGAGAAATTATCACTCCGCGCAGGGTCATAGGTGCGGCAAGCGTGGATGACACCGATGAAACCTTCTGCTGCCAAGTCCTCTTTTTCGAATACTCCAGAAAACCGGATCGCGTGAAAGTACACCATTTTTTCGTAGCGCTTCACCGCTTCATTTTCCGTCAACTTTTAACCCTCCTCATCACGGCGACGAACCGCGTCAATTCCTCATCGCCCTCATATTTGCTGTATGCGTCACTGTTTCGTGATCGCTTGTCCTGGCCGAACAGCCGGTAGGTGTCAGTCCGTTCGTATAATTTCAGGATCATATAGCCGCGCGGGAGAAGATCCCTGACGCGCTGGTACCGTTCTTTCCGCGAGCCGGCCGTAATGGTCACTTCGTGGGTATCGGTTTTCATGGTTGTCCTCCCTATCCGTTAATTACCAGATCGACCGCTTCTTCAGCGGACCGGCAGACGCCGATGATGACCGGGTGTTTCTGTATGCTGCCGATGAATTGTTTCTGCGAATCTCGTAATCTGCCAGTCGGCGTTTTCACTTCGATGAAAATCGCTTTCCCGTCCGACTTACGGAACCCGGACAAATCGCAGTAGCCGTTCGGAACGCCAGTGTCGAAATACCGGCCGTCTTGCATACGAACCTTTCCCGAGTTCACCCGGAAGATTACTGCGTATTGTGCCAGCGCTAACCTGATGCTGTTTTGGATATCAGCTTCCGTCATGCAAACCACCTCTTTTTTTCGTTTGGACGGGTTTGACGGGTTGGAGCCGTTTTCCTAATGGCTCTATAGGAATTATTATTATTCTCTATACTTCTATTTCTTTATATAACTCTTCCAACTATTCCAAAGTAAGAATATAAATAATAGAAATATAGGATTATCAAGGGTTTGGAGGTCGGAAGGGTTTCGGAGTCAACCCGTCCGATTCCCTTCCTCAACCCGTCCATATCAATAACCCATCCGGAAGAAAGGCTTTTCGAAACCGTCTTTTATCTCAATCCCTTTGTAATAAATCCCGTTAGATCTGAATTTCGTGAATTTCTTACTGATTTCCCTACCGAACTTCGTGCTGCTCATCCGGTGCTGATTGTTCGTTTTTGACCAATCGTCATATGCTCGGAATAAATCAGAAGCTTTGACGGAGTTTCGATCATCCACTACACAGCATTCTTGTATGAACGCTTCGATCGAATCCATTTCCGTCCGGTATTCGTCTCTCTGCTCTCGAATACTTGCAGGCTCCTGCAATCCTTCTTTTCTCCATTTGAGATATCCCTCGACAGCCCAGTGGAGGATGGCGTTGATTTCTCGTCGTAATTTGTGGGTAAGTTTCTTGTCCACTTTGTGTTCCGGGATCTGTACGGTGAAGGGGATGACGGCCATGCGGCGCCAGATTCCATCATCCGTGCCCCGGATGTATGGCTTATGGTTCGTTGCCATCCACAGTTTAAACTGCGGCGTGAATTCGAATTCGTTTTCGTTCAGGAACCGCGCGGACACTACATCACCGCCGGTGATCTGCTTGATCAGCCCTTCATCGAATCGTGCCCCGTCGTTCGGCTCCGTCGTTGTAACCAGTCGGGCGCCGGCAAGCTTGGCAATATCCGGGCTCGCCCCGTTCGATTGCTGCTTCACCATGATTGCTTGTGGCTGTATGTTCGTCGAGTAGGTTCCAAACAGTTCATTTACAATGTCCAGGAACACGGATTTCCCGTTCCGCCCGTTTCCGTAGAGGATGAACATCATCTGCTCCTCTGTGGAGCCGGAGAGGGAGTAGCCGACAGCCCGCTGAATGTACTCGATCAGTTCCGTGTCGCTGTTGAATATCTGTTGCAGGAAGTCTTCCCACATCGGGCAGTCTGCTTTGTCTGTGTATTCGACATTCGATATTCTAGTAAAATACTTTTCTTTTTCATGATCGTACAAGCGGCCTTCTTTCAAATTCAGGTAGCCGTTCTGGACGTTGAAAAGATGGAGGTCATTGTCGAATGTTTCCGGCTGTATCGGGAGTAAGTGCTGGCTCTCCTTTACCATGTTGGTTTTTCCATTGTGGTTCCTAGTATTTTTCACATGACGCCGGAACAGCTTTTCAGCTTCCTCTGGGTCTTCACCGTCGGGGATATAGATTTTCTCATGCTTCATTTTTTCAATGACTTCATCTGCGAGAGTTTTCACCCTGCCCTCGTTATCCAGGCGCCATAGCTTGCCATCGTAGTAATACCAATTCTTCCGGATGTAGCTGTATCTCAACACTTCACCGTGTGCATCCTTGAATCGATCCGCATTCCCGGTATCGTCGTAGGAGTAGTATCGCTGCTTGACTTCCTTCGTCTCCTGGTCGAGTACATACAACTGGAAGTCACCATCGGAAGGTGCAGGGCTGAATACGTTCGTACAGTCCTGTATGGCCCGTTGCAGAGTGTCAGCGCCATATGTGGAATCACCGCGTTTGGCATCCCACTTCTCGCGGTACAGAGAGGACTGCCGGAAGATGCTGTCCATCTTTGAATAGTCGCGGCTTGTCCAGAAAGCGAGATCGTTCGCAAACGCCATGTCCGCTTCCGATTGTGAGTTATAAAACTGCTCCCACCCTCCGCGGAACAGCATGGTGAAGCGGGTGCCGTTTCGGCTGCCCTCCGCAATGCGGATCAATTCATCTTCCGGCAAGTCGTTCCCTTCGTTGCTGTACTCAGACCGGACTGGAGCGGGTTCGCTCGACCGAATGTATTTGTTGTGAAGAAAATTGATTTTTCCATAGTCGCTGTCATCGTAAATCTGCGAGTATCCACCGATCGCGTCGCCTGTCATCGTGAAGAACCGGCCGGACGTGTAGACTTCCACATTGCCCTTCCGGCGTCCTTGCGGTGGCAATTCGCCTTTAATAATGATGTGGATTCCGTTCCCGGAGGGTGACACTTCAGCGTAGCTGCCGAGCAGGTCGATGAACTCTGATACGATGTTGTCTTCATGACGGTCGTTTCGGTAGTTGTCGATGTCCTGGCGAACGTCGTCAATATCTATTCCGATATAGGGTTCCTGAAAGAAGAAGCCGATGCCGTCATATCTGCCGGATGCCGCTAGGGCTGTGTCGAAGTCCGACCAGGTGTTCGGCGTGTTGCTCTTTGCCAGCTGCCCCGTCGCCGGGTTGACCGGCACTTTCGTGCGCCGGCCATTTCGTTCGACGATATTGAAGCAACACCATCTGTTCAGTTCCTTCAGTTCATAGGGGATCTTGCTGTACATACTGGGTCACATCCTTTAGTTTAGAACGGGAGATCGTCGTCATTTACTTCGAACGGAGGAAGCGGATTTTCATAAGACTGCGCATTGCCTGCCGGAGCGTTATCCTTTTTCTTGTGAACGTGCTGCACGTTCGGGAATTGTGTCGGCTCCCACTTTTTCACATTCAGATTTTCATAGGTTTTGCCGTTGTATTCAGATGTCTCGTTTTTCACGGTGACGCGGAGCGGTTTGTTCAGATAGTCTGCCAGTAGGGCATCCATGCTGCTGTATGACTTTCCTTTCTGCAGCTGCGCGGCTTTCCCGATTGTGTTGAACATCATCATGTTATATTTGCCGGTTTCCTTTGCCTTCCAGTTCTTGTGGAAGATGATTTGATTCTTATGCTTTTGATTGATATCATTCCGGATGGTCAAACGGAAGTCTGCATATTCCGAGCCGCCTTGCGTTGCGTCTTCTCCTGTGTGAGTAATGAGTACCTCGTATGTGCCGTCTGCAATTCCGCCCTCAAATGTGTTTTCGAAATCTAGTGAGAATCCTGTCATTGTTTATCATCCTTTTCTGTTTGTTTTTTAGAGTAAGCCGAGCAGTTTTCCTTGGTGGTAGGCCCATCCGGGCTTATAGTTACGGTGTTTCGCGAGTTCGTAGAGTTCGCCCATCGACTTGCAATCCGATGGTTCCCGGAAGTCCAGGACGAAATCCTCTTTCGTGACTTCCTGCAATTCCGCCAATTCATCTTTCTCGTATTCCGTTTCCTTTTGTTCAACTTCCGGCACATGCCCGCATATTGGACAGGCCGTCTCCTCCGGAGGATAGGCCGCGAAGCAGCTGATGCACTCCCGGATTTTTATTTCATTTTCCCGCTTGCCGGACTTCTTCGGGTTCAGTTCCCAGGTTCGTTTCATATCCGGCAGCCCGTGCCTGCGAACGTTGTCCACATGATCGATAATGATTGATGTCTTGCCGGCCTTATACCGCATCCCCCGCATACTCTGCTGGATATAGAGGGAGAGGGATTCCGTTGGCCGCAGCATGATGACAGTCGAGCAGTCCGGGACATCGAATCCCTCACCTATCAGATCGACGTTGCACAAGACCTGAATCTTCCGGTCGCGGAACTGCTGAATAATGTCATCCCGCTCAGCGCGCGGTGTCTTGGCATCGATGTGGACGGCCGGAATGCCTTCTGAAAGAAACGCGTCTCTCGTCTCCTTGCTAGCCGCGATGCTGTGACAGTAGGCAATGGCCTGCTCTCCCTCTGCCAGCTGTCGGTAGTGCCGGATAACATCGCCGTAAATCGTGTTCTCCATCGCTTTCTGGATGGATGAACTGCTGAACTCTTTCAGGCTGTTCAGCTTCAGTTTTTCCGTGTCGATCAGCTTCGGTGCATAGTATCGGTATGGCGAGAGGAAGCCGTTTTCGATGAGCCATTCCGCGTCGACTTCCTCGATCAGCAGATCGTTCACGTCGCCCAGGCCTGATCCGTTCAGTCGGATAGGTGTCGCTGTGAAGCCGAGCCGCAGAACATCTGAGAAGTGCTCATAGATTTTCCGATACGATGCTGCCATGCCGTGATGATTTTCGTCCGTGATGATGAGGTCCGGTTTCTGTGTGCGGTCGAGCCGGCGAACGATCGTCTGAACCATGCCAAACTCTACATAGTCGATGTCCACGCCTGCATAGATGAACGTGCCGCGGATCTGGTCGATCAGCTCTCTTCTGTGGACGAGGAACAGCACTCGGTTCCCTCGCAAGGCAGTCATGCGGGCGATCTCGCTGATGATTACCGACTTCCCCGCACCACACGGAGCGACAACGCAAGGGGAGCGGTAGCCGTTTGCATACGATTCGCGAGTGCGTTGCACTAATCGTTCTTGGTAATCATGAAGTTGGAACATCGTCTTCACTTTCCTTCGTCGCATTGCCTACCTTGAAAATGTCTTCTTGCAGAGAGAAGGTGCGACTGTCCAGCTGATTCTTCGCCATCACTTCATCCGACGGCGAGAGGATAAAACCTCGCTTCCCGGTCTTGCTGCTGATGGCGAGTTTCGCAACAACGTCACACAGTCCCATAAGATTCGGTCGGATTTTATCCCGCACCATCGGATAGGAGCGGTTGAACACCTGACCGCCTTGTGTCTGCCATTCGTCGGTGTCCTCCCAGGCGAAGAACACGAGTCGCTTCCCGAGACCTTTTAGAAAACGAACGCTGTCGATGATCATGAAGTCTATTTGCTGATAGTTCATCATCGTGGGGACCCGGTTATTCTTGCCCTCTCTCCCCATGTGGCCGAGCATGGAATGCGTCAACTCACTGATGTTGTCGAATACGAGAGTGTCATATTTGGACAGGTCCATCTTTGCGAGTTCTTTCATGAGATCCGCCCATTTCGTCCATGCTTCATGAGAGTTGAACTTAAAAATGTCGATGTGTGATTCACCGCGCAGCACGTGCGACGTATGGTCGATGTCGATTACTAATGCGTTGCCGTCCAGGTATTTCAGTGTAGAAGTTTTTCCGACTCCAGGACCTGCGTACAACAGGTACGTGCCTGTGTCTTTTGAAACGTCCGCAGCGTTTGTAATTTGCAAGTCGATCCCTCCTTATTCCACCGGCTCAATTGAAAACGTGACGGATTCCGGTTTGATGATCACGCCGTCGACAACTTGTCCATTCTCGTCCACAGCGACAGGTGCGCCATTTTGTTCTGCGACAGTAAGAGTCTTTTTCAAGTCGCCCCACTTCGGCTCTTCCTTGATAAATTTCGTGAGGTCATTGTCTTTTAGGTACTGCAGCGTCGCTTCCTTGTCCACTTGTTCCGGTGCAGCCTTGCTCCGTCTGGACTTCGATTTTCCGTACGGTGTCGAAATCGTTTTCCGCTTATCGTCCTGCAGCAGCTGTTCGTGATGGTAGTGCTGCACAAGACCTTCCCAGTATTCGAGTTCAGATTTCGGAGCTTTCAGCTGCTGTTCTTTCCACTGCTGAATCCGTTCCATTTCAGCTTTTGCGAAGTCTTCGATGCGTTTGATTTCGCGATACTGTGGGTTGATCTGCTCGCGGAACACCCAGTTCAGCGCGCCGTCATCCTGGATGCGGAATGGTTCTTTTTCTTCTGTGTGCATGTCTATTTCCTCCTGTCGTGTGGTATACTGATTCAAATAGTTTTTTCTAAAGCGCCCCATTGCCGTGGGGTTCAATGGCCATCTTGCCGGATGGTCATTTTTTATGGATTTGGATAGTCATGTTAGAATTCTCTTCGAGATGTTCAGTCAACTCATCGATCGTTTCGAATCCCAAATCCATTGACAACATGCTGATAACTAGCATCAAATCAAAGTAAGATATCTGCATCACTAGAACCTCCCTTCATAAAATCCCTTTCCGGACAAAACACTCCCGGAACGCCTGTGCAAACTTCGTCCGCCGGTAGTCTTTCTGCCGGGCTTTCAGCCAGCGCTTGCGGCGTTTTTTGTTCATGTCGCACTCACCGTCCGCCTCTTTATTCCGATGATCGGTTCTGTGTAGCCGGCTTTTTCTAACTGCTTCTGCGCTCTCCTGAACACGTAATCAATGTTTTCTCCGTCTATGAGCGTTCCGCAATCGTGGAGGTGCTTGTTAGGGATCCATACATTTTGATTGGTTCCGTTTAACGTAAATCTTTTGGCATGACCTACTGCCTTCTTTCCTGCGTGGTAACTCCTGTTGATCAACCTGATTTTTATACCTTTGTAGTATTGGTCTTCAAAGTTCAAAACTCGCTTACTCATTCCGCCACCACCCTCCGCAGATTGTCTTCTTCGAGCAGCTGATCGAACACGCACTGCTGATTGCAGAAGTAGTAGTCACCGTTCGGAAACTGTAAAACTTCTTCGCCCTGCTGAATCTCATTGCCGCAGCAGGCGCAGGTGTCAACGATCACTTCCGGTGTTTCCTGCAACATGCTCCCTCACCTCCATCGTTTTCGCATACACAATCAAATCCTTATCTCCGCACACCGGACAGCGTAGGTTTGCTATCTCTTCCAGTCCGAGCGGCAGACGCACCCAAAACAGATGACCGATCGGGCAGGTGAATTCTGTGGCTTTCATCGTTCTCCCTCCCTTTATAAGAAAATCTCGGTCAGCAAAATCTCGGCCAGGTACGCCAGCGGCCGGACAATCACCGTCAAGAACACCCACAGGAACAGCGCGGCAGCCGTGAAGATCGCAGACCATCCGACAGCCTTCTCGTGGAGTGTCAGCAAGATAGCTGCACCTCAATCTCCCGCAGTAATTCTTCTGGACGGTCTTCCGGCTTACCGCGGTAGGCTCGGACGATGTCGAGACGTAGCACGCGTAACTGGATGCGCTTGGTCTGCAGTTCGTTTTCGGAGCTGAGAATGTCTTTCGCGCGGTCGTAGAAAAAGTCGTGGACTGGGTTCATGCCGTTTCCTCCATTCGTTTGGTTAGCCAGTTCAACAGGAACTGTTCTGCTTCTTTTGCTGGGTATAACCATTTCCCGCCCACCTTCGCCTTCGGAAAGTCCGGATGGTGGAAAAACGTATCCTGAATTGTGTTCCAGCTGAGACGCGTATGCCGTTTCAGGTCGTCCGTATTCCAGAACGTCTGCTGCCGCTCCAGCTTATCCAGCCGTTTTTGAATCTCCGCCTGCAGCAGTTCATCCACTTGCTGCTCGTCGATTTGTACGGTTAGCATGATCAGCCCTCCTTATTTCGTTCTCCGGGTATTTCTGGTCCGTTCCCCGGGCATCCTTTGATGGATGTTTAACTTAAAGTTAAGCGATGGTCAAAAAAATATTATGCAGGTATCCGCATACAGTCGATCTCTACTTCATATAGCTTTGCTAAAGCGTAGATAACTAATTCTTTTGGTTCGACGTCTCCTCGCTCCCACTTCATTACCGTGTGGCGCGTTACTCCAAGACGATCCGCAACATCTTGTTGCGTCATGCCCGCATTGATCCTCAACGCTTCCAAAGAAAGTTTCATATGTTTTTTCACCTCCATGTTCTAGCTATGACCCTAGTATAATAAACTTAAAGTTAACTGTCAACACTTAAAGTTAATTTATTTTACCAAAAGGTATTTACATCGATTAACTTTTGGTTCATACTATAGGTAGAGAGTGAGGTGAGAAAATGAAAAGTCAAAGAGAGATATTAGGGGAAAACTTAGATCGCCTGATCAGCAATAGAGGAATTGACCAAAAAAGACTAGCTGAAGAAGTCGGAGTTAGCGACGTGACTGTTTCGAACTGGGTTCGGGGCGTTAAGTATCCAAGGATAGGAAAGATTCAAGCTCTGGCCGATTACTTCGGAGTCAGCCATTCGGATCTCGTGTCTCAAGGGAATGTCATTCAGGAACCCACCAACATCTACCGAGCGGCACCAGCCACTGTCCGTGTCCCTGTACTAGGCTCCATATCTTGCGGAGATCCAATCCTCGCACAGGAGAACATTAAAGAGTATCGGAACGAATCGCCGGATCTGCTGCCTAGTGGTGATGTCTACTACCTGGAAGCGAACGGAGACAGCATGGAACCTTCGATACCAAATGGAGCGCTCGTGCTGATTAGGTATCAGCCAGAAGTAGAATCTGGAGAGATTGCCGCAGTACTGGTCAACGGTAATGAAGAAGCCACGCTGAAACGAGTACGCAAGCAGGGCGAGCGCATCATCCTCTACCCAGACAACAGCAATTATGATCCGATCTTCGTGGACGAACAACATCCCGCAAAGATTATCGGCAAGGCAGTGTCAGTCAAGTACAGTCTTTAATTCCAATCGATTGCAATTAAAAAAGAGCAGCGCCCTCATCTGGGTTGACTGCTCTTCTCTATAGGAGGGACCGACAATGGCGACATATCGCAAACTGCCCAGCGGCAAGTGGCAGGCGCGGGTATCTCGAGACGGTAAAGAAACAAGCATCGGCACGTTTCGTACAAAGAAGGAAGCGGAGATCGCGGCGAACAAAATCGAGGAACGGATCTACTACGGCCAGGCATTGAATGATCGGAATATGCTGTTCGAGGATGTCGCGAACGAATGGCTGTTTGAGTATAAACGGAAAGAGCTGAAGGATTCGACGTTCCGGCAACACGAAGTAATTCTGCGACTCCACCTCCTGCCGCACTTTGGCAGTAAGAAAATCATGAAAATTCGTCGTGCGGATGTGAAGAAATGGATTGATAAATTCGAGGAATATTCGCAAGGAGCGCGGATGAAATACCTGTCGCTACTGAAAGGCATATTTCATTATGCAGTCCACGACTTGGAGATATTGGAGAAAAACCCGTGCGATCGGTTGAAGATCCCGAATGCCGGAGTGGAGGACAGAAAGAAGAAAGTGAAGTATTATTCCTTGGCCGAACTGGATCAGCTGATGGACTACATGAGCCAATACAAACATCAACGGTTCCAAGAGTATCAGCTATACTATACGCTTATGTATTTATTGAGCCGGAGTGGACTACGGATCAGTGAAGCCCTCGCCTTACGGTGGAGCGATCTCGACGGCAGCAAACTAACGGTAGACAGGCAGACGAGCCGTGACAACAATAACCGGCTAGTCCTCACGTCGCTAAAAAATACGGCATCCTATCGCACCATCTCTATTGATGACAGTGCGCTGCGCGTCCTGCGGAAATTCAAGCTGAAGCAGAATGAGTTGGTGCTTTCGCGGAAAGGATTTTACAGTAACCCGGACGGCATCATCTTCCACAACTACCTCGGCAATTACCTGACGCCCTCCACCGTGCGGGATACGATTAAAGAATATTGTAAGATGGCCGGAGTCGGTTACAAAGGCACGCACGGTTTCAGACATACGCATGCCGTCCTGCTGCTGGAAGCTGGGTCTAGTCTAAAATTCGTATCGGATCGGCTCGGCCATGAGACTATCAAAACAACCGCTGACACGTATTTATCGATCACAGAAAAAATAGAAGAAGACGAACTGAAAAAGTTCGCCTCCTACACAGCGCGCGCCGGATCTCGAAACTGA